CATTACCAAGCCACCAGCGGAATGGGTGAGCTTTCTTAAAAAAGTATTCCTCTCTTGAGTAGGCTTTACCTATCAATTTTCCTTTTTGTTTAATTACTAATGCCATTTATCGTTTTGGTTTACGTTCTTGTTTAAATTTACTTTCAATATCTTCCCAGAGTTCTATAACCTCATTGCGTAATCGTTGTTCAAGTTTATCCTGTTCAATCAGATGAATAGACTCTTCCATAGAGTTGGATAATGGAGTATTTTCAAATATATAAACCTTTGCACCAGTATGATCTTTCATAAATTGCAAATTTTGTCTTATATCATCTATACCATAGTCAAATAATATGGTAACAGGAGCAATATGGAAAGGTTTCCAAATAGATGATTTAAATACCTCAATATCAACTTCAACACCTATAACACGTTTAACCTCCTTACCTGCAACTTTCTCCTTTTGCCATATTTTATTAGGCTTATTAAATTTTAGACGTATACTTGGATAAAATGTCATAGCTTCACCACCAGGTACGGTCCATTTTTGCTCATAAGGACCTGCATCCATTTTTTGTCTCGTTTGATTACTACAGACCATAAGATAATTTTTATCAGCAATAATGCGACATGTACGACGTAGTTCCTCTGAAAACTCTTTAGCACGTCTTCCTCCCATTCTATCGCCTTCTACATTGTCCATTTCCATTGTTGTGGATAATGCCGTTAGGCTATCAGCAAACACACCATTGATAATGTTTGGATCTTTTGGTTCCCAATTACGTACGGCTTGGAAAACTTCAGTTACTTTATTAGGCCTTTTGTAATTCTCTTCATTTATCTGTAGTCCAAAAAGTTTGGCAAATGTTTTATCTAAACGAGCTTCAGGGTCGTAAAAGATAGCGTCACCTCCGAGACGTTGGACCGCACCAGCGATCTCAGAAAGAAGCACAGTTTTTCCTGAACCTGAGGGTCCAAATATTTCCACCAAAATTCCCCCTGGAAGTCCGCCTCCTCGAACTCTTCCGCCAGAAAGTGACAGATCAAGAAGGGTTGATCCGGTACTGATGATAGTCTTGAAATTGCCATCTAATTCCTCCTTTTTTGTTTTGGTATTAACTCTTTCTCTCATCTGTAGACTTAGTGGTTTTGTTATTCGTTGTCTCTCCATCTCTTACCCCATTTATAATTTGGTTTATATGCACTCCTTCTATACCTTTTTGTATTAATTCTATTCTTAACTGTTCGAGATAAGAAGAGAGTGTGGTATTAGGATGTACCGTCTTTTCTATGTGCCATAACAATACACATTTGTCTACAATCTTGTCAATTAGAGATCGTATGGAATCTTTAGATCTTTGTCCAATCATCCAATTCTCAAGTATGTTTCTGATAACTATAGATTTAGACACCTCTTTAGATAAAGCGTAAAGAGCGAGATATTTATTTATTAAAATTGGTACGTTAATTCCAATAAATTGCATCTCGTCTCCACCCTTATTCTTAATTTTAAGTATAGACATACCTATCGTTTTTCTTTAACATCAATACACTCATTCCAGATGTCACATTTGTCACACTCTTTAAAATCATCAGTATCTACTCCAAAGGTATGACCATGTGGACATTCTATTTCTTTACTTTTACCTGCTGAGGACGTTCCACGTTTAGGTACAATCTCTTTTTTCTCTTCTTCCTGTTCTTTTTCCTTTTCTACAGGTTTTCGTCTGGAAGGTATAGGTACCTCATCTTTGGCCACTTCCCTTCTCTCACGTTGGGGACGTGTTGGTTTCTCCTCAATTTCAGGTGTTGGGCGACGACGTTCACGTATATGTTCTGTATCTGTTTCAACAGTCTTAAGTTCACCTGCATCTTCCTCATCCCAAAGTAATGCATAGAGTTCTTCATATGAGAGAATTTTTAACATCTCATCCAACTTTGGAACATCATCAAGAATAGCCTCATCATAAGGATCTCTTACATCACCAAAATCAATATCACGGGCTTCAGGATATGTATTACCTCCCAGTGATTCCCAACGTAGACGAACCGTGGCTGTACGACCATTTTCAAGATCAAAGAAATCTTCAAATTCCTCATTCTCTTGTAATACCTCAAGTAAGGTATTTTGAAACAAGGCATCTGACATATCCCATACATGAATCTCTTCAGGATGTTTTTTGTCCCCTATTGGAATTACAACATATAAACTGCGGGATTTAGCACGAAGAGCTGTAAGTTCTTCCTTATCTGCATTCTCTTTAAACCTCTTGTTTTGAAACTCACATATTGGGCATTTCTTACCTATAGAGGTTGGGCAGACAACGCTTGTTTTATTTGCACCAATATTGCGATGCACCTTATATGGACGCCTGTACCAAGGTGTATCTGGCAGTGCTACTCCCATGTCTACATCATGCTCAGGGTGATGTGAATCAGTTACAATGTAGGGTAGGAAATCTAAATCAACTGATTTTGTTCCTTCATCCAATGTAAACATCTTAATTCCTTTTTGTAAAAGTAAATAACCGTAAGAACTTCCTGCCTTCTTTTGCTTTTCTGCACTTGCAATAACCTTACCTTTAAAACTAAATTTCCTTTCCTTTTTCATCTGTTTTTGGTTTTATAAATTGTTTGTAATGTTCACGAAAATGTAGATCAAATTCTTGTAACCATGCCTTCATTTGTAATCTACTGCCCAGATAAAACAGGGCAAGAATTATAATACAGATTAATATTGTTTTCCATATCATTATATAATCCTCCTTGGTTTTATTTTAGCAGCAATAGCGGCATTTTTTCTTTTTAATTTCTCATCCCTTTCCCATGCCAAATCTCTCGGCATTTTAGGTCCAGCGAAGTATTGCTGTCCATTTAGGCGTACAAGATTTTCTAATGCGTCTTTCCTTGCGTCCATGGCTCTCATGGCTGCCTGCGCAATTTCTAATTCAAATTTTGCTTTAATAAAAGACATACTAGCTGTCTTATAGGCATCTTGCATTGGAATAGTATTTTCTACAACCTTGTCTGTAATCTTTTCAATGTCAAAGGCATCAGGGCTCATACGTATTTCTTTATCAAGTTCTGCACGTGTTAATTCCAAGGACTCCTTTGCCTTGTCATAATCTATGCGTACGGTTGCTGTATAACGCCCCCATTTGAGCATTAGACTGGGTTGCTCTAACCACTCTACATCAAGAGCGGATTCATCAATTCTTATATCTTCTTCGTAATTCATATTGAATAGTTTAAAAAAAATAGTGTCGGGTGCGTGGTCAATCGGAATTATATTATAAATGGTTCCATTGTTCTCTTAATCGGATCAGTCGGTCAATCGGATGAAATTAATTCGGGTATTAATGGTTACCTCGACCAGTTAAAGACCAGTCACGTCTATTGACTATTGCTCTACCAACTGAGCTAACGATAGAGATCCTCCATCGTACGGGATTCGAACCCGTGGCCCATAGTTCCCTTTTTATAGATAGTATACGAAACTATTGCTTTTGCCAAGCGTTGGTTGTGATCTTTCGACCACGTTTAAATGCAACGAACAATCCGGTTTGCTCTACCATTTCAGAGTAATGGTGCCAACTCTGCACCCACGCCCACTATTTCAAAGAACTTAAAGCAGGAGTTCAACGTCTTGTGCTTACCAGCACACTTGTAGATTTCCAAGTCTGAAAGGGTCTGACCCGACGTCTATATCCTGCTTATATTTTATTTGGTCATATTTGGTTCAGTGTAATCATCCATACATCCACCAACCTCAATCTCAGTACTCCAGTTTGCCTGCTGGATAGCAGCATCAACCAAACGAAGTTGTTTGGCATACCAATCATAACCTGCTGCGACCTGTCCCAAGGTGATCTTTGGAACCTTTACAATTACATCATCAATGTTCTCGGTTACGTTCTTACGTGAAGCCTTAACTTCAAATAAACCGTTTACATTGATTGGTTTCAACTGAGCGACTTTTTCGTTCAGTTCCTTACGTCTGAGTAGAGCCTCCGCTAATTTTACTTTCATGTGATTAATGATTAAATGTTAAGTTTCAAATGGTATTAATTTTTGTGTTAATTTTTTTAATCTTAGAATTTCTTCTTCTAACCATACTATGTAATGTACATCACCACAATGATTATGGTTTAAAGGAACTTCAATTCCTGTTGCACGGATATACTCCATTCGTAAATCCACCAATGATATTACTAAAGTGTTTCTTTTTATGTACTTATAATTTTTATTCTCCATAGATTATAAATCTTTAGTAATGGTATAACAAGCGAATACAAGTTGCGGAAATCCACTATCATAAAATGGTTCAATAAATACCTCCAGTATGGATGCCGCTAATATATTATCACCTTTAAGAAGTATAGCCTGGCAATAACCAAGTACTGCACGACGAATACTCTCTGCCTCCTGGTCTTTTAAACCATTTAAAATTGCAGCTATTTTCGTCCATGGAGAACGCCCCATTAATGCTCTACATAACTCAATAGTGGCGGACAGTTGTTCGGCTGCTTTAAAGGCTGTCTCCTGCCTTCTCGTAGGATCTCCATTTAGAACTTGTTCCAATATTTGAATTGCATTGCGTGGATGCCCAGTACTGCTTTCAACAATTACATTTAATACCTCCTCTGTTAATGTTTCACCTTCATCCCTTGCAATCTTTTTAAGTAATCCTTTCATTTGTGTCTCAGGGAGAGGTACTACCTGAAATTGACTACAACGTCCTTTAATGGTTGATAATAACTTCTGTGGTTCAGTTGTACAAAGTACAAAATAAACATGAGCAGGTGTATCTTCTAATATTTTTAACAGAGCATTTTGTGCATCATTCGTCATTTTGTGACACTCATCTATTATCCATACTCTTGTTGCACCCTCAATAGCTTTTAATTTACTCATCTTTCTTACCTCACGCACCGTATCTATACCACGGAAGTGGGCACTGTCAAGTTCATAAAGATCTTGTCCAATACAATTTAATTTCGTTGCGATGATTCTCGCAATGGTTGTCTTGCCACAGCCAGTTGGGCCGTGAAGGAGAAAGGTATGTGGACAATCTTTCCCTTTCTCCAACAACGAACCCAAGGTTTTGAGTACATCAGAGTTGCCTTTTACCTGGTTGAGGTCAGTAGGTCGGTATTTTAAATATAGACTCATTTTGTAATATGTTATACAATTCAGTTTTTAATTTTGCATTTCTCTGACCAATTTCCATCAATTGGTGTTGTTTCTATCTCAATGTCAAGTGGTACAATAATCCACTTCCAGGCCTCAGGTAGTTCTTCACAGGTCACTTTACGTGCCGTTTCAATGACGTGTTGAAGTTCATCTGGATGAACGTCAAGAATAATACTATCATGTATTTGTCCTATCAATCTTGTATCCCATTTTTCCTCCCTCATACGCTTATCCATTTGAATAAAGGTCCACAGGTTACAATGAAAAGCCGCACCTTGTACAGGATAATTGATAGCATCATTCCGTCCCATTGTACCACTGCAACGAAAACCAGTGTAAAGATCTAAATAACCATATTTTTGATATGTGTTCCACCAGCGTTTTTTCCACTCGGCATAATCAGCAAAACGCACTCCCCAGAAATCCTCCTCAATCTTTTGTATGTGTTTCTCAAAGGATTTTAATGAGGTTATACCATGTTCAATCATATGTTTGCCTATTGTTTTTCCATCAACTATTATCCCATCCTCCTCTGTCCATTTACCTTGTGGCAGTTTACACCATCCACAGGCCATATTAGGTGCACAATGGACATAATAATCACCATAGAACTCTGGAAAAACAAAACCATTCTTTACCGCCTGTCTTAAAACATCATGTACTTTTTTATCATAGGTTTTTAACATAAAGATCTGTTTTGTCATATCTCCATGCATATCAGATTTAGGTTCTTTTATGTAATGTAACATAGCAGGATCTTTATGATAACATGCTGCAATGCGGACTTCAAGTCCTGAGAAGTCCATTTCCATTAGTAAATGCCCAGGACGTGGAAACAATGCTCGTCTGACAATGTTCATGGACTCCTCATCTCGTTTTGGTATATTTTGAAAGTTAGGACTGTCACTACTACTGCGGAAGGTACGTACTAGGTGTAAATTAAAGAAAGGATGTATGTAGCCATTAACCTGCTCTCGTGCAAATGCATCTAAATATGTATCACGTACCTTTCTTAGTTTGCGTAACTCTAATAGTATGTCAAGTTCTGGTAAACCCATTTGCTTTAAACTTTCATCATCTGTACTACCTTGTCCTGTCATTGTTTCTTTAACAGATTCTACTTTTTTTACCTCATAAAGGTAATGAGCTAATTGTGCGTTTGAATAAATATTAACCTTACCACGTTGTGAGTGTTCCCAATGTTTATAAAGGTTGGTATCTTTAAATTGTTGTTCCAGGCGGTCCATCCTACGGGTAAGATGCTTCTTTTTATTTTCTATATAGTCTAAATCAACTCTAAAGCCTTGTTGTTCTGCACGTGCAAAGGCTAATACTCCTTCATGAAAGAGTTTGTAAGCCTCACCTGTATGTGGATTTATTTTCATATTAAAATAGTATTGATGCTTTTTTATCCCAACTTGTGTACATATGTCCATCCTGGTGGTAGATTAAGGATCTTATATCTTCTGTGTTGTTTGATTCTTGTATGCAGTAATCAATAGTGGTTACAGCAATCCCTTCCATATCATATACTGAAGGACCAAAAGGTAACTGACGTACAAGATTCTCTGGTAATTCATAGCAATATAGCGGACCTAAAAACATTTCATGTTTTTCTTTGGAATGTTCTTTGATCCATTCAGCAGTCTTTATACTTTCTTCCGTGATAAGTATAAGAGAAGGAACAGTCATCTTACGCAAAGTAACCTGTTTTATACCAAGTTGGGTACAATCGGCAAGGAAGTTATACCCATCAGGAGGAGTCCATAAATCAGAAAGTACTACCGTTATCCTTACATTAATACCTCTTTTTTTACAGTCATCAAATTGTTCTTTGAATGAGAACATATCCTGATATTTATCTATTGAGAATGCTATGGTGTTTATCCCCCATCCTTCCAGAACTTCTATTGGAAGATGTTTTAATTTAAGACCATTGGTTTGTAATTCTAATGGAAAATTATAAAATATTTTACATATATTTTCTACTGTTGAGAGATCATTTAAAGGTTCACCTTTTGATGTTATTAAAACACTACTTACAGAAGCCAAATTAGCCATTTTAACTGCTATCTGCATATTACCACAAAATAGATTTTCATTAGGTTCAGGATAAAAGGTCATCTTTGATACACAATAAGGGCATTTCTTATTACATGGAGCATCAATACAAATTGTTAGATTATTTGCTTTCATGATTAAAAAGGTAATATTTGTTTTTGTTGTTTCATTGCTAATCTATACTCATAAATAGTATCCAGTGCGTTGTATCTTAATAACATATCTTTGCCTCCTGGCTTTTCCACCAGTTTAAATATCTGATTTATTGCATTGCCATCTATATTATCTTTTGCCTGTAGGTATGGAGAAACTTCACTTGCATAATCAACTATGCCAAACTGTACATAGGTTTGAAACTTTAAACTTGTAATACCTGGACGATTATCAAATATATGTGCCGCTAACATACTATCCCATATCCAATTTTGCACCGGCTGACGCAGTCGTACAACACTCCAGGCCTCTTCAAACTTCATGTTATGTGCCATTTTACCTATTGCAGGGTTTGCCAGTAATGTTACAAAGGGACGCATTCCTTCCCGAGTTTGTGGCATCAGGAAAGCATAGGCATGATTCTCGCTGTCCGCTACTGAGGCACATACAATGCGATGTCCTGAGGCATGAGGCTTCAATCCTGTTGTCTCGTAGTCTATGGCAATACGGTCTATTCCACGAAGATTTATTAAAACATTTAGATCTTCTATTATATCTATAATAGGTTCAGTATAAATAGACATTTTCTCCTTTGCCTTCTCGGTAATTTGTGTCAGATCATCCAGCCAAATAGTCTTATCCGCTATATTATCTGAACGTTCTATATAACTTGGATGGAACGTAGGACAAATCCAACAGTTAAAATCACGATCAGGAATTGTCCAACCTCTCCACTTCATAATGCCTCCTAGGTCCTTTTTCCATCTGTGTCCTATTATACTGTAAACCGCACTATTACCAAACAATGCAATTACCTTAGGCTTGTAATCCATTATAATACGCAGAACATTTTTACGACAACAATCTATTTGGTAGTTGGATGGTGTAATATTGCCCCCATCCTCAATAGGACGACAGTTGACTGAATTTATATTTAAACAATCCTCAAATAAATCTATTCCTACCTTTTTATAGGTCTCCACAAGAAGCCTTCCTGTTTTACCCTGCCATGGTTTGCCTCGTTCATCCTCTGTTTCTCCAGGAGCTTCCCCAATGTTTAAAATCTTCTTTTTAAAGTTACCAAAAGGCTGCATCTTTGGGGATTTACATTCTTTGTATAATCCACATGAAACACAGGAGAGTATTTTTCCGTCTGCTCTTAATGGTGCTGCCAATAACTTTCTTGAGGAAAATCTGTTCATTCCGTTATCATTAATGCTCCTACATACGCCCAATTCTCACCTATAAACTTGACACGATTTTCTCCTATGTAACATTTGGTGTCTTTATGTACAAGGGCATCCTTGAGAACATATGGAATCATATCAAATCTACGAGGTTCCCCTTCATAATCTACTCTCAATTTCTCTTCAAAGCGTCCTTGATCTGATTCCGCTGTCATTGACATTTTACCTTTAGACAACTCAATTTTTATACGTTCATCTGCAACATGATCCTGTTCTGCAAAAATCTCTGCACGTTCTATCATCTCGGTGGCCTCTGGTGGAAATGTAAAAGCATCTCCTTCCATGATAAAGAATTTTGATATATCAGGAAAGTCATCAGCGTACACTCTGCTGGAAATTTGTGTACCACGTTCATTTTTAAAATGTATCCATCCATCCCCTTCTGATATTTCCGTTGGTGCAGGATCAATTTTTACAATCTCTTCTGCACAATTAGCTGGCATGACAAAACTACCTATGGCCAGTTTAGATGTATTACATTTTGTATAGCGATATGTATCCCCACTTTCAACAATACCTTCTTTTGTAACATGTACTCCAGTTAATTCTCCAAAGCTCATTGATTTTGCACAAGAGCCTATCGCCAGTTTAATAAAACGAAGTAAATTGTCAGGTATTTTATGCCACTTACCTACTGTGGCAACATCCTGATCAAGTGGTAGTTTAATTGTGTGTTCAAAGAAGAACTCTGCCTTTACCTTTCCAGCTCGTAGGCTTAAGGAGTTTCCTTCTACGTCAAGTTTTACCATATCTTCCTTTATCCTACCAAGTAAGGCATATAATGCCTCTGCCTGTATTGCCCCCGTTAATCCAAGTCCTTCTATTGGGTGCATAATACAGAGTTCATCATTGTATGTGACAACACGGTCTTCCATAAAGGCAAAGGATGTTGTTTGCTCTATATACTCTTTGTTAGCCAGTCCTGGCTTAACAATGGATAGAGCTTTTCTTAAATCAGCTGTTTTTATTTCCATATTTTATTTGTTAAATATTCTGTCCAGATGTTCTTTTAATTTTGATATTGGGTATAATTGTCTTACCAAATACTTTGGTTCTATGTACATAACATCTAATTTGTTTTGACCTCCTTTACTTCTAAAAGAGGTTCCCCAAGTAGACGGTGTAAAATCACCAAATCTTACCAAAAGATAATATGAGTATCCAACCTGAACATAACAATAAACATTCTCTTTGTCAAGTATAGGTAAAACAGTATTGATAATCTCTGTCTCAGACATATCTCTCCGTCTATATTGTGCTGGTATTCTCCATTGTGCCTTATGGTAACTGGTAAGTTGTAACTGACTTGCCACCCAAGACATTGCAAACTTTTTACCTATGGCATCTGGTTCATTCATAGGATATACAATTTGTGTGTTACCAGACACTCCTCCCAGCCTGCTTGACATGTCACTCCATTCTTTGTATTTGTCTACGCCTGGATGTCTTTTGTGTAAATCTCTCGCACTCTCAACCATATAACCTACCTGAGCAAATTCAGGTTGAATAAATGTTTGAATGCGCTTTATAAGTAATTCTGACCCTGCTTCATAACCTTGCCCCGACTCGATCTCAAAGCCTTCTGTAAGAAGGGGTCCAACTTCTTTTTTCATTTTCCTTCATGTTTTAACCTGATTAGATATTCTAAATCCTTTCTGTAAAAGAAAGATTGTAATCTTCCACTATGTACTTCAGGTGCATCAGTATGGGCAAGTGCTTCCCACAAACAATCCTCTTCACTTTTAGACAATACACCTGCAAAATATAAGGTAAGTCTGTCTTTTGCTCCAACCTTTTCCATTTTAACAGCCTTGTCTCCAAATGGTTTACTTTTATCATCAAAGCCCCAAGGCCAGTGAGGTGTGAGTTCTTCTATTTTCTCTTTAAATGCTAAATAATTCCATGCAACCCTGTCAATAATATTATCTTCTAATTGTTGTAAGGTAATACCATATTTTTCTGAATAAGCATTTATGACCTCTGCCTGTCCAGGTGTAAGACGGAATTTAGGTTTTACATCTCTTGATGAAATTTGTACAGTAAACATCTCATCACGTGTACTAAACTGTGGTACAAGTATTGAACCAAAGTTACCAAGTTTCCTTGCTGTTGCACTATCTACACTATACCATGGGTAACGTGTCATTAACTTTAAGCTGGTGCAAGCAAATCCATGTACTTTGACTCTCGGCATCCCATGTTCATCCAAAAGCACCTCACGATATAGCCTGTCAAGCCAATTATAGAGCTCCTTAGTTGTATTTGGAATGAGTCCACCAAGGGCAATATACTCATAGTTGTCTACATACCGTTTTAAATACTTTTCATCACTACCTAAATGGAATACTGGTATTGGTTTAAGTCCTGCATCTTCAAGTATCCGCTGATTTATGTATGTTAATCTTGGGTTGTTAATTACGTCAAGGTTAGAATAGGTTGTCAGTTTGTCTTTGTTTGCCAACAGAAACTCAATGTAAGCATTGCGATAGTCATTATAGGCTGGTTCTGTGGTGTAAGAGTAATCATCATGTTTCCTGTCTTTTAACACAGTCCCCATCACATCACGCTTCTTCTGTATCTTCTTATGTTTGTTATAATAAGAAGGTGCACCGCAGTCTGCAAAAATTCTGTAGTTGTAAATATTATTCATCACATAACTTTTTTATTTCTTCTATCATATTTGGAATAGCCTTTTTACCTTTTACAAGGAACAGATCTTGTTGGCACCATAATAACTTCTCGGTTTTGTTATTTGCAAACCTGCGTATTAATTCTTTAACATCACTTAATTTGTCATACAAGAATAAATCATTATACATTTCTGTATAACTTAATCTATTAGGACAAATAGGAATGCACCCACAAAGTACGGCTTCTTGCATTGCAATACCCCAAGTCTCCTGCAATGCAAATGATACGGCAATTTTAGATCTATTAAGAAGTTCATAGTACTCACCTTTAGAAAAGGTCTCTTCTTTAGTTTTAACAAAAATCCAATCGGGCATCTCTTCTCTAAGTTCCCGGGCTAATGCATCAAAAAGTTGAGGTTGCTTTTCTTCATTCAGACGGTGTGGAAATACAACTATGTTTTCCTTCTCATTCTCAGTAAAAAATTCAGTAAAATCTGGATACATAGGAAATCCTGTAACTACAACCTTTTTAGGATCCACTCTGCGTCTACTGCAAAGTAAATGAAAGTGGTAAGACGTTGCAACAAAAATTTTATCAGCAATTCTAAACCAACCATTCTCAAGATGCATTGCCCAAGGTGTCATTCCTTGCTTGTTTAAAAAATCATGCTCATCATAAGAGCCAGCATGTAAACAGCCACAAATCTTGACATTTTTCATTCCTAATCCATCTCGTACATATGCAATATTAGCCAGTCCAGGATGCCACAAGTCTTGAAAGAACAAGACTATCTGTTGATCCTTCTCTGCATTACGCATAAGATTAATTATCTCTGTCGTTTGTGATAGTTTGTACAGGTTTGTATCTACAACATCAAGAAACGAACCTACATTAATTTTACCTGTGGTAACCATTGCAGGATCTATACTAAGTGCCATAAAATCTGGACCAGCAAGTCCTTCTCGGAACCACGTCCGCCACTGGTTGGAATATCTCTCCTCAAGTGGCTCAATTGGAATGTTTAAAATTAGCATCATTGTATTACCCCCATTCTTGCAAATATAGCAAGAGCAATAGCATTACGCATCTGCTCTGCAATTGGTTTACCTATAATAAAGTCTTTAATTTGATCCCCTTCTTTTATTTCAAAAGGATAATTTTTTACATTGTACATTTCTAACCAGGGTACAACATCCTCTTGAAACTTATCTAAATTAACCTTTTTTATTGTACTCTCAAGAAACGTGTTTGGTAGGTAACTTGGTATGAGGCGGATAGGGCGATCTGTTAAAAACAGACCTTCTTTAACCAAATCTTGGAATATGGGTAGACCATGATATGGTTGAAAGAATTGCCCTAATCCACCTTTAGTACCATTGGTGCGTAATCTTCCAACAACTTCTTCTACATCAAAACCATATGTATTCATAAAACGTCCGGTTTCATTAAGTGTAGAGATTGTCTCACCTGGGAAGAACGTCTGTACTAACCAGAATATACGAGCAGTAAGATCCTCTTGAATTTCTGCAAGTGCTTCACAATCCCCAAGGGACTTGCCTACTCCCATAGAAGTAGATATTGTTTCTGAGGCTGATTCAAAGCCTATCTCAATAACCTCAAGTCCGGACATACTGAGTATTCCTGTCCCATACTTCTCAATGAATTTCCGTACGACTCTGGCTGAGCCAAGTGCTATAAGGTGCATATCCATTCCTACAAGTGCATTCAGTATGTCATGCGCTCGATGTATATTGTAGAAAAAATCCTCATCCGTTAAATGAATATATTTAATACCAAGTGAGTGGCAACGCTGGAGCATTGTAATAGCCTGATCCGTACTAAGTATAACTCTACCTTTGCCACAATTCTCAGTAGATGGGCAAAAGGCACAACCATTTGGGCATCCATACGTTGTAAAGAGTGGGTGTACAAGATGCCCTTTCTCAAGGGTTTTGAGATGCATATCACAATCACTTAACAACAGACGCTGAAATTTACCATAGTTGTCTGGATAGGACATCATTGCATTCTTTAAAAACATTTCATCTTGCATAAGATCAAATCCAAAGTATTTTGTCACGTATCTTAACCCAAGTTGCTCTATAAGTGGACGATAGCCTACAAAATATATATTGTCTTTACCAAATGTAAATGGAAGAAAGTGTGCAAATAAGAAGGCACTCTCAATTTGTGGGTAAGACCAGAGTGTTACAATCTGCACATCTGCATCTGTAATACGGTCTAAGTCTTCAGGACGTATTGTTTCAAATATTTGTACGTCATGTCCCATCTGAGTTAAACCATTGTAACAAAGATATGGTGCATAACAGAAGCTGCCTCTGTTGAACTCCGTGCTGCTGGTATCAATGATATTAATCTGCATAAACCTCTGCCCCGTTTTCGTTGTCTTCAAACACAGATACATAATTAGCGTTAAAGACATTCATCAGTTCAAGTGCAATATCCTCACAGGATTTGCTCCCTAAAAAGTGACCTGAGTAGAGTTGCTGTAAATAAGTATCTACCTTCTTCTTTTGATCAATAAACTCTATCTCTCTGTTACCATGCGAGACACTCCATTTCATCTCTACATAAAACAGGTGCCTGTGTGTATATTTAAGATATTCTACACCAGGTACATCAACGTCAGGCCAATGATGAGTCGCCGCAAAGGTTGTACGGATAATAATGTTTTTTGTTTTCATTTTATCATCGTTAATAATTTAGTCTCAAAAGTAGGATCCGTTAGAAATGTACCACGCATGGATGACGTAATCATTGTAGAGTGCTGCTTTGAACATCCACGCATTCTCATACACAAATGAACAGCTTCAATAATACATGCCGCACCACGTGGTTTTAAATACTTCATTAAAGCCTCTGTTACTTGGTCCCCAAGACGTTCCTGTATTTGAAGCCTTCTCGCATAGATGTCTACAAGCCGTGCCAGCTTGCTAATACCTATAACATGCTCGCCTGGGATGTATGCCACGTGGGCTTTACCAAAGAAAGGAAGCATATGATGTTCACACATAGAAAACAATTCAATGTCTTTAAGCAAAACAATTTGATTATAACCCTTTGCCTCAAAAACTGTGAGTAGATCCTTAGGATCCTGCCCGTAGCCAACATACAATTCTTTCCAACTGCGGATGACACGAGCAGGAGTATCCTTTAGACCTTCACGAGTACAAACCTCTCCTATTAGTTGTAATTGTTGACGGATTAGTTCTTCTCCACTCATTTTACCTCTACTTTTCTACGTGCGATGTCCATGTAGATTTTAATACGCTTCTCAAGAAAAACTTTAGTGATGTTCTTTCCTTTTGCCACATAGACAGTATTAAAAGCTGCTTGAATAGTTTCAGCATCGGCTTCTTCTTTTAAGAGACGAAGAGCAAGATCCTCATTGGACTCATGAGGAGTACTTTCTTTCTTTTTAGTGGCTGTCTTTGGTGTTACATCTTTCTTAGGTTCTTTCTTTTCCACAGGAGTAGATGTTTTAGGTGCTTTAGAGGCAATGTTTTTCTCATGAATTTTTTCAACGACAGCTTTTACACTCTCTTCTTCTTCTTTCAGCACGTCCAGCATTGCTGCACGAAGTGCATCTGCTTCTTCTTTCAGCACGTCCAGCATTGCTGCACGAAGTGCATCTGCAGTTCTGTAACCGCTAAGTTTGCCACGTATCTCTTTAAAGAATCCATCTGTGGTGGCTATTGCTTTGAGCTCTTTTAGTGTTTCAGCAGCGTCCACTTCTTCTTTTAATGAAGGGGGTTCTACAACTTCTTTTTCCTCTACAATTTCTGTCTCTTCCACAACTTCTTCTTTTTTCTCATCTTCTGTCATAAATGTATCTATCAGTTCCATTGTTTCTGGACTAAACTGATCATCGGGTCCAATAAGAGGCGGATCTTCGGAACCTATTCCAAGTACTTCCGTTCTTATTACTCTGGTAAGTTCCTCTACAGATACATTGGTATCTATTGGAGGATCTAGGGGAAGAGTATTAAACTCTTTCGCCGCATTGATTAATTGTTTTTTTGAAATCATGTTTTTAAATTTTGATTAAACCTTGTTCGTCGATATGTTATACACTTCTGTTTTAAACTCCGATCTTTTTATCCCATAAAATTATATGTTCTCTGGTTAAATAACGTACACCGTGCCTTATGGCTAAATCAATTACCATACGTCTATTACTCTCTAAAGTCTCACGTGTAGCACCTTCTGGCATGAGTATTATTTGTGCTTTGCGAATAAGTTTCTTATCAAGATAATATTCTTGTATCTCTTTCCAATCCTTATGACTTGACACAACAAATTTAAACCAACTGTTTGGTAGATTTGCCATTGTACCAATAACCGTTGGTTTATATCTCCATGCAAAATCTACACCACTATTGGCAAGTTTAGGAGAATTGTTCCAACAATCTATGTAAAGTTGCAAATAAGGATCAGGCATAAGAACACATTCTGTCTCTACCTCTGTATAAGGTCTAAATTTGTATCTATCTTCAAATCCTAATAGCAATTTGTAGATTCCATTTTGCTGCATTAATGGGCTGCCACCCGTTAATACAAGATGTTGACCTTCTTTAAACTTTTCTACCAATTTATATTCTTCTATAAGGTCCAGCAATTCAAAGATGGGATAATAACTCCCATACCTCCAAACTTCTTGCGTATCACAGAATGTACATTTCATTACACATCCTTTCATTCTCAAAAAGGCTGCAGGATGCCCTATATGAATACCTTCACCTTGTATTGTATCCGCATAAAACTCTGATACGTTTAAGCAAGGGTCTCCTTTTGGTAAATTAAGGAGAGGGCGTTCTACTTCAGTAAATGGAATGATTTGCGTTGCCATTAGTCATAATTTGGATCATAACGAGCCGTAGTCTTTGGTGTTTCACTCACTTCCACTGCACAGAGCTGAGGAAAATCAGAAACAAATAGTTCATATAGAAACTTTGCCATACGTTCTGCGGTTGGATTAAGTGGCATTTCATCATTAAGATGTCGGTGGTCAAAATGACCATCTATCCATTTTTTTATTGGTTCCAACGCCCTGTAGTCAACAACAAAACCAACTTCATTTAGGGTAAGTGACCACAACTCCACAGTTACAACATAGTTATGACCATGCAACCTTGAACAGGGATGGTCCTCCGGCAACCCATTCAGTATGTGAGAAGCCGAGAAATGAAACTCTTTTCTGATTTTATACATAACTATTCTGATTTAGGTAATTGAGGCAAATCCGGTAATTTCTTTTTTACTTTATCTTGCCAATCCAACATGGCATTTGCTTGTTTCATGACCATTTCAGCCATTACTCCACTCCCCCCATTTTCGAGTAACCTATGTGCCCACTGTCTTAATAAATCAGGAGCTAAGCGATCCTGTCCCCGTAAAAGGAACACTGGTTCATCTTCAGGAATTAATCCTGCCGGATCTTGAATACGATCATAATCTTGTCTTGCGTGTTTCATTGTTTTTAATTTATTTAAAACTTCCTAAAAATGGTCTGCCTCGCCTGAGGTTTTGTAAAACAATGACCTCATTGGTTGAACCAAACTCCCCTTCTCGTTTGACTAATTCATTGATACGCATTAACCCTATTTTCTTTTCTCGGTCACCTGTATCTTGATTTAATCCATACATAGCCGTCACATGAGCATATTTGCGTTTATCCTCTGAAAAGTTTTTAAGTTTTAAACGATCCTGCTCATATGATTTTGCATCTGCCTGCGTAACTGTTATAACCAAACAGTCATATTCCTGAGAAATATTACGTAGTCCTTTCCAAATCTCATTTTGCTGATGACGAAATTCTGCCTTTGTTTCTGCAACCAGCAGATCTGCATAATCAATAATAATTACATCTGGAATAAAATTGTCCTGACGTTCCCACAAAGCCAGTTGGGTCTTTATTTGCTTGATGGTCAGTGTACCATTTGCATGACTTGATAATTTGAAACTGCGTTTGGAATCTATAAAGAATTCTTTTATCTTATTCTTTGCCTCCTTTGATGTTAATGGTGTTATTTGTGCAATAGGTCTAATCCAAGGTGCCCCCCACCCATGTCTTTCATACTCATCACAATGTTTGCAAATTTTGTATTTACCATTTGCCTTGTAGGCTTCAATAAGATCGTCAAGTGTAATGTCTTTCCTTACCTCATGAAATGTCTTTCCTTCAAATATACCATGATCACATGTTCGTTCAGTACGTTTGCAATCATTTATTTGATTATAGGCACAATCTCGTATAGGTTCCCAATGCTCACCACAATACTTTGCCTGATCAGATTTCTTTGCCAGATAAATACACATTCGTCGTAATTGTTGTGTCTCTGTCATATCTCCAGCTTGGAAGAAACAAACATTCCGTTTCTGTGTATATGCTTGCATTGCCATATCCATTAACCAAAATGTCTTGCCACGTTTCTCGGGAGCCATTAAGGCCACAAAAGCACCACGCACTAATTGATCATTCCAAAACTCTCCTAATTGGAAAGGATATGAGATTAGTGTTTGTGCATTTGAGTCAAATGCACGGTCTATTCTGTCTAATACAATTTCATGACTCAAATCTAAATCCGTTTTAGAGTTACCTCCTGTAGGTTTGTATTCTGAGGCTATCTTATCTGCCTCGTCAAGCTCTCCATTTAGGAGTAATGCTTGTATGCCTTGTGCAAATATCTCAAGACGTCGTTCTTTGAAATGCTTTCTGGTTGTCTCAAGTAGATACTCTACATTGATATCTTCTCGCTCATACTGATCACTTAGACCAGGTAATATATCATTTTCTATTTCCTCTGCAATAGCCTTAGGAAACTTTCCGCCTTTCAATGAGTTAAAAAATATTCCTTCTATATCACGACCTGGAGACTTCTTATATTTGTCAAAATAACCCCAACACCATCCAGCCATGCGTTTGGCTGTTACAGACTCTATAAAGATAGGATTCCACTCTTCCTGTATTTGTTGCAGGAACTCCGTGGACGTGATGAGTCCAATTACAATTTGACGTTCTATCATGAGAGTCTTTGACCTTGTCTGTTGTAATAACTACCATCATTTTCTAAAAACCACCACATACCATCTTCCATAACTTTTGGAGGTTTTTGTTCTTTGTCTGTTGTAACCCAAGCTGATGAAATCATCTCTTTTGGATTATCTAACCAGCGTTCCTGGTTAATCCAAGTGGTTGGATGAGGTATAAATTGTTTATCTTGCCATCGTTGACTTTCTTTTTGAGCCTCTATGGCCTCCTTTATTACAGGCCATGATGGACGATCCTTTTTGTTGCATAATTTTTTCCAAGCATGCAAAGTCTTACCCTTGTCTACTTTTCTTGGGTAAAGTGACCAAAAATATTCAAACATTTGGAGCATTAGATTTTTACCGTAACATGATCCTGAATACTCCAAAGAATATTCGACCAAATCTCCAGAATATGTTTTTTCTGAAGATAAACTTGAAGAGTTTTCTGAAGAATGCGCATGTACGATCGCGTGTGTGCGTGTACGTGAGAAATTCCGGTCTTGAATGTGTTCATAATTGAACGGTTTTGGGTTGAGTCTTACTCTTTTCATAAGGATTAATTTTTGGAATAAAAAAAGAAGTTCAAAGGTTTTGGTGGAACGGCACCTACTCCCTTTGAACTCTTCCTTCAAAAAATGAAAAACACTGCAAAAAATCAAACAACACAGCTTCTTGGTCTACGTCCGTTCTCATAGAGTGTATAAGGTTATAAATTTTTACATAATGCAAATATAATAAACAAAAGCTTCCATTCCAAATTTATTTTTTATTCTTCTGATTTGTAGAATGTTCTACTGCATTTGGAGAGCATACATCAGTTACCATTACAAATTTACAGCTGGGGGCCCAATAAAGAGGGGCATAGCTACCTTCCCTGAAATACATTATACGTTGGAATCCCTGATCCCATTTGCGAGTGGCACCGCAGTGCTCACAACGGTCGTAGCGGAATCCAATTTGTTGAACCCAGGAGTGTCTTGGCTTATTCATACTGTTTGTTTTTTAAGTAGTTTACTTACTTTAATTATTGATAAATCCCATATACAACCACTGGACACATCCCAGCCGTAAAGCCATGTACAATGCATCCATGACCATGAGTTATTATGCCATTTCAATTCATGGTAATTTCTTATTTCAATACCAGAGTAATCTTCTTTTACTTTTTTCCAATCTATGGTATTCCAAGTTTCCCAATGGTTCTCTTTATGAATTGTGTACTTTTTACAAAAGGATTCTAATTGAATAAAGGTTTCAATAACCAGCATTCTGCTTTCATCAATCACCAATTCAATATCATGTTTCTTGATCCAATGATCCATATTATCCCTGCACCAGTCTTCCCATTCCCCGTCAATTGAATACCACAATCCGGTAGGTTTACCAAAACCTTTTTCTTTGGTGTATGTCCTTGTAAGTTGGATTACCTTAAATGAGGTGTTAATTATTCTTCTCATTTAGTGTAGTTCTTGATGTACCTTCACAATTATCACCACGGGCAACAATGGTTTTAAACCGTACCCGATCATCCAGCAAGGTTTTCAATCCTGTGAGTTTCCCACACTCAAAGCCACTGTTACCAACCATAAGGTATCGGCAACAAGCACTACCTTGTCCTATTTTACAAATTTCCTTTACATGTTTTGTCATTTTCTTCATAAATTAGTGAATTACAAATAGGGCAACGAGATTGTATTAATTTTTGATACTGTTGACCAACTTCAATTAGAAAGAAAGCTCGGGTGTCGTAAATTTCAACTTCCATGTCATTCTTTTTAAAGATAGACTTATTGCTAATCATGGTTCTTTTGCTGGCATTTTTTACTGCCTGCATAAACACATCTATATACTCTGGTGAGAAATAGAGTGTTTCAGGGGGTTGTGTTTTCATTTTATTAATTGTTTTACTAAATAATCTGCATCACTTTGTTTCATTCTTCCAGGATCTTCTTCATTCATCAGATTTATTACATTAGCTTCGACTCCTCGGAAGAGGAGTTCTGCTCTTAATTTTTTTGCCTGTATCTGTGCCTGAGGTTCTGGATCATACACAATTTGTACTCGTTTGAATATTTTTGCCATTAATCTTACCTGTTCTGGTGTAAATTGTATGCCAGATGTTGCAAAACTGCATGTACTAAAACGCCAAACATCAGTAGGACCCTCAACACAGATACCTGTTTCACGCCACTCATCTTGTCTTCCGTAAAGTATTTCTTTGTGGGAGAGTACTTCATGTTCACTTGGACAAGCTCTGTATCTCATTTCGTGTGGTGCATTAAGTGAAATACTACGGGTATCAAAACTAACCATTTGCCCATTCCAGTAAAATGGAATAAGGATTCTGTTTTTATAATCCAATCCATTGAGTTTACTGACAGGACCTGTACTTTGTAACCCCCAGATTTGTTTTAACCGTTCTGGATCAAAGCCTCGTCCAGTTAGATATTGGTCGTGATTATCCGTCAACGCTGTTATACCTGACGGCAATTTCAATTCCTTGTTGTTGGTCTTCTTCTTCTCTTTTGGTAAAAAACCAACAAGGATACCATACCTGCGTATGAGTTCACGGGTCTCTGACTCTGGGAGATAAATAAGTTTTGCAACCGTGGAAATGATTGGATGCCAACCACATCTCCAACAGTAATAATAATTTCCACTTAATTCATAGCCGAGATGATAACCAGGATTACCTGTACACCAAGGACACTCTGTATTGACCCAACCTGGACGGGCATGTTTATGACCTTCCGTTACAAAGTCAACACTGAAGTCTTGGTATAGTTGGATTACATCCATTTAAAATTTGATACTTTTTTGCATATAAATTTCTCCAGACCAACCCCTGGACTTTAATTCAGCGATTAATTCTTTTGTAGTAAATTCTGCCATTTTGGAATTGTTTGGTAAATCACGAACTGGTGGATTCTCTTCTTCCTTACCGTAGACTTTTAATTGGTAACGAAAACGATTAAATTCCGCTTTCAATGTGCTAATCTCATTAATATCAAAATGAGCGGTTCTATTGAAGAACCATTTCTTGTTTTTGAAGGTAAGTAATCCCTTCTTTTTTAAGAAGGAAAACAGAAAGGTAGTAACACCATATTTCTTTCTAAAGAAATCGGGATTAGTAAGTCCTCCTGTAGAGGATTCATCAATCATTTCATTTAGGTAAGATTTATACCTAGATAGTGTGTCTGTTCTGTACATTTTTTTATGTTTTGATTAAACAATGACTCATCCTAAATTAGGATGTAAAAGTTTTGTTATATGCTCTAAATGTTCTACTTCCTCCATTACCTTATCTGGAGACATATTAACCCATTTAAAGATAATAATTTCACAATGAACAACAACATTTAGAAATGCCTCTTCTTGTTGTTCCTTTGGTAACATTGCAATTCTAGAAGCCTCATATTGCTCAAGACTTTCATTTAAAGTACTTACGAGTTCTTCTCGTGTTGCGGATTGTGCTGCCATGGCAGCCATTCCCATCATTGATTGAACCTTACTCATTCTTTCTTTTTTAGTTTACATATTATACAAATCAACTTTAAATTAAGGATTTATGGATATCTAACATACCTTGTCTAACATCATTCCAGGTAAGACCCAGTTTAGTCATTGCTGTTTTTGCAGCCAAAGCCTTAGCCTCACGTGATGATAAACAATCATAACGTTCTGGTTCTGCTAAAATGATGTTGACAATTTGTTTAGCTCGTTCTGTAAGTGCATCAAAGAAATCTTCTACATGTGCTTCTGCCTTTATGGTACTCATATCTTCCATAGTTTCCATTGGCTCATGTTGAAGTGTGTGTTGTCTGACGTAATTACGTAGGTGGTTACTAATACAAAACCAAAGAAAGGTAGAGGCACTACCTCGCCTTGGTTCATATTTTTTTTCTGCTTCAAAGGCAGCAATACATGCCTCTTGAAATAAATCTTTCCAGTCCATCCCTGATTCTTTGTGGGCGGACCATGCAAGTTTTCTGATTAAATCTTGTTTAGATTTCATACGCTGTTAATAAATCCATTATTGAAATTGTTATTGCTTCATGTGGTTTTCCATCAAGTATTGCATCTAATATCTTTATTTTTCTGTCGAGTATTAGTGCAAGTCTTTCATCAAACGTATCCTTGGCAAGTAAATAGTGAATATTAACACTTTCTTTCTGTCCAATACGGTGGCACCTGTCTTCTGCCTGGACCATTTCGCCAGGCGTCCATGGCAATTCAAGGAATGCTACATTTGATGCTGCGGTAAGGGTAATACCTATACCTGCGGCTTTGATGTTTCCTACAAATAGCCTTACTTTAGAATCATTCTGAAAAGAATCAACAACTTCCATTCTTAAATTACCAGTAATACTTCCATCAAGTTTAACTGCTCTGCGTCCAAATTTAGACATAATTGCATCTATCACAAATTTGTGTGTTGCAAATACAACCAGTTTTTCTTCACTCTCAATAAAATCAGCAATCCATTCTATTGCCTGTGGTAGTTTGCCTCGTGCTGTTAATTGACGCAAAGTGTTTGTTTGAACAA